GAACTATGAATAAGCGGAAACTAATATGCCCGAATATCAACTGTCGAGAGTCGCTGGCCTACGACAAGGATCAGAAAGTCTACTATTGCGACAATCCAAACTGCGACTATTGTAAGATCGCAGTAAGCATAGGCAAGTGCCAGTGCCGGAATCCGCTGCCAAATAAAGAGGGAGAATGTGTAATATGCAATTTAAAAATACTGAAAATGTTTTACCCAAAGGCCATACCCAGATAATTCATTTTATAGGGGACGTTAAGAGAACCATCCGCAATGTCCAAAAGATTTGGGAGAATGAATGGACTCATATTATAAGCGGCTCGGATAGAGAGTGGATAATAAACAAGAAAAATGTTTTGTATGTCGAGATAATAAGAAAAAAAGAAACTAACGATGCCAGAGTTTAGCCTCGAAATCCCTGTATTTTTTGATGAAGAGATAACAGCCTTTGATGTCTGGTTTTATTCTCAAAGCCCAACTCCAACCGAATGGGTAATGATAATTGGAGGATTTGCCCTAGCAATTATCTGTCTATGCCATTATATAAACGGGAGGAGAAATGAAAAGAAAACTAAAACTGACCATTGAAACAACAGCCATCATAGCAGTAGGGATAGCAGTCTTAGTCTTTATTGACGGCATCTTAGGGGTATGGATAGGAAAATTCATAGCCGGACTCTGGCACGCCTTAGATGAAGATACAGTGTTTAGTGTAATGATATTAGCCTGGCTTATAAGGCTTGAATTAAAAACGAAGGGGTGAAAATGACAAAAGAAGCCAAGATTTTTTTTATTATTGGAACTTTATTTATAGTGATAGCCACAATAGCAGAGTCAAGATATTTTGGGTCTAAAGGAAAAATAGAGGGTTTGAAAAACCTAACGATCAACAACCAGGCTAAATTGGATAATTATTTGGAACAAAAAGATAAGGAGCTTCACGCCTATAAAAAAAGGATTAGAAGAATATTTTTAAATCACCGGCACGATGGGATAGGGGGGCCGGTAAAGTAGGGAGAAGCAGAATAACAAAGGAGGTATCGCGATGTTGCTAGTAGAGTTAGCGAAAGGCGTATCGATTAACCCGGAGAAGGTGATCACAGTACGGAGAGAGAAGCTTAAATTGCCTCTTGCGCCTGGCCAGAAGAGTAAATGTACCACCAGAGACGAAGATCACCCTAAAGATACTGAGAAAATGTGTCCTATTTGCGATGCGGACCGGTATCGGGACGGGGTTATCATTTATACTGAGAAGTCCGGGCAATTCTCCTGGCTAATCTCAGAGTATTCCTATGAAGAAACTAAAAGACTTCTTCAAAGGAAGAAATGAAATCTAGGGCCAAGCTTACGATTATAAAAAGAATCAAGATAGCTCAGGAAAGGGACGATACTCCTTTTCAGTACCGGGAGATAATCCCTTTCCAAAAGCTTCGGCCACTGCATAAGATTAAAAACCTCAGAATGAGATCAATTTACATCCTTCATAAGTGCGGAATTAGTGCCGCCGAAATGTCAGAGTTTTTGAAACCCACCGAAAGAACAATCTGGCGAGAGTTATCAAAGGCTTTTGAGATTATTTCTGATTAAAAATCATATAATTTTGTCATAGTTTTTTATAGGGTGAGGCTATCAAGACTGAAAAAAAACAAGTTTGGAGCGCTCCAGCTTGTGCCTCGCACCTGAATACTATGAGTGAAGATAAAGCCAAACACGCCGGAGGGCGGCCTACCAAGTATAATCCAAAATACTGCCAAGAGATTATTGACTTCTTTTCCGTAGAGCCAAATCGAGAGAGAGAAATGCACCATATAAATAAAAAGAGTGGGGCGGAGTGGACTACTTATGAGGTCGTAGCCAATAAGGTCCCTTTCTTTTCAGCTTTTGCTAGGAAAATAGGGGTTAGCCCCGAAAAGATAAGCATTTGGGCTAAAAAGTACGATGAGTTTCGTCAAGCATATAACATCGCCAAAGCATTACAGAAAGAATTTTTAGTTCAAAATGCCTTGAGAGGTTTATATCCTCCGGCTTCTTTTATATTCACAGCAAAGAATATTACCGATATGAAGGAGAAGCAAGAGGTCGAACATAGCGGAGGCGTTACTATTATGCCGGCAATCGAGATAGACGGTAAACCCATCAATCCAAAGGTAGGCAGTAAGTGAAGCTAAAACTACCAGAGATTTTAGCCAAAATCCCCCCGAAATTATATCCTCTTATTACTGAGCTTGATCTATGGGATTATTTTTTACTCGAAGGCGGCCGGTCCGGAGGAAAATCACACGCAGTCGCAAGATTGCTTTTATACCTGGCTGATCGGAAAAAGCTAAGAATCGTCTGCGGTAGAGAAATACAGCACTCAATCGATGAATCAGTTTATAGTATCTTGGTTGACTTAATCCGTGAATACAAGCTTGATTATCAAATCCTCGCTACAGAAATAAGGCACATCAGAACAGAATCAGTATTTAATTTTAGAGGCTTCCGGGAACAAGGCCGGCAGAATATCAAAGGTCTTGAAGGTGTAGATGTTCTCTGGGTTGATGAATCTCAGTCGATCACTAAAGAAACTCTTGATATTATCGTTCCTACCATCCGGAAGCAAAACTCTATTATTTTCTGGACTATGAATAGGTTTATCGAAGAGGACGCTGTTTATAATCGATTCTACGATCATAAGCGCTGCCTTCATATTTATATTAACTACCTAGAGAATCCTACCTGCCCTCAAAAGATGATCGATGAGGCTGATGTTTGCAAGCAGCTTAGTACCGAAGATTACGAGCATATTTGGTTAGGTATGCCCCGGAAGGACGGCGGAGTAATTAAGCTTGTTACCCCGGCTATGTACAACGAGCTAAGAGGGATCAAGTTTAACCGCGCGATTACCAAGAGGTTGTTTACTGGTGATCCTTCTCTCGGGGGCGATGAGTGCGTAGGTTATATCCTTGATGAAAACGGCCAAAAGATCGATTCTCTGATTCTCCATGAAAGGGACGAAATGAAGATAGCCGGTGCCTGGGTGGCTTTTGCTAACAGATACGGCGTAAAGGACTACATTATCGATATTATAGGCTTTAAAGGCATAGCTGACAGAATCCGGGAGCTTATCAAGGGCGTTAATATGATTGAAAACATAGGCTCAGGCAAGAGCGGCCAGCCGGATGATTATTTAAACCTCAGGGCTGAGATTCATATGTATGCTCAGCAAGAGATTATACAGCACCGGGTAGAGTATTTTAATGATCCGATAATGGTGCAGCAATTATGCAATATCCTTATTAAGCCTATCAATTCACGAAAGATAAGAATAGAGAGTAAAGCTGAAATGCGCAAGAGAATACAGAAGTCTCCGGATAGGGCAGATGCTTACTTGCAGGGCCTTTGGGGTTTGCAGTTCGCTCAAGCCTGGCGTAAGGATGTTTACGAAGAGGAGGAAGAGGAAGTAGCGGTTGATTGGAGGGGAGCTTAATATGAGAAGAGAAACAATGAAAGGACTGGCTGAGATTCATATGAGAAGAGAAACAATGAAAGGACTGCTAGTAGTGATATTGATATGTTTTATTGTGCTAGTGGGGATAGCCGGGACTGAACATATGCAGGTAATATCATTAACCAGGAAGGCAACTAAACTAGAGAATCTAAAGGCTCACTTCTATGACTTCCGGGAAAGGATATATCTTACTGTACCGGTTGACTACTTGTCCGAAGTAACTTTGGGTGATTTTGATTTCGATAAATACTTGGAGGACGAATGAGAATACCTCACGAAGCAATGGTTTATTATCTTGGTCCGGACTACGGAAAAATGAAGATACCTGAGGCGCTCAAGATTCTAAGAGAAGAGAAGGGGTTAGATCTCCCGGTCGGGATAACAATGGCTGAAATGTTTAATTTGGTAGAAATGGCTTATGCCAAAGCAACTAGCTCAAAAAAGGAGGAAATAAATGGCAGATAAACCTAAATATACTTACAAACAAAAATTTTTACCGGAAGCGAAGAAAAAAAGAAAAGAAGAGGGTTTCAGCGAAAAAAAGGTTTATGACCGAATATTCAAGGAAGGGCCTTGGAATACAGAAAAAGAAAAAGCATATAGAAAACTATTACGGGAGCGGCAAGCACGCACACGAAGCGCTGATGATGCTGCTGCTTATGGCGGCAGCCGCCTAAAAAGGTTAAGTGATTTGTTCAGGAGAAGATGAACCAAAAGCTATCTAAAAAGATACGCAAGAGTTTAAAGCGTTCGGCCCAAGAGAACGCAGAGGCTTTTAGAAAGGTAATTAGAGGGCAGAGTTTTATTAAGAGATTAGGTTTAGCTTGGAGGATATTGATAAATCGTGTCTAAAGAAAGTTTGATTATTCGCCTAAAAGAGCAACTACGGATTTATAAAGATAGCCCATCTGTTACGGTTACTTATATTGACTTAGCTCGATTAGTAGAAGATTTATTGGAAATAGCAAAAGAGGGTAAAATTCAAGGATTCAATGGAAAAAAGGATTAACCTATGCCAAAACCAAAAAAAATAACCATCGAAAAGGTTGAGAAGGACTACCGCAGAGCCGGAAGATTCGGCAAGAAATGGCGAAAGGAAGCTCTCGAGGATGTTAAATTCTGTCTTGGCGAGCAATGGGAAAAGGAAATTAAAGATAAGATAGAAAGCCAGGGCCGTCCGGCATTGACTCTTAATATTATCAGGCCTAACATTCGTCTTGTTTCCGGATACCAGAGAGATAGCAAATCATCGATTAAAGCTTATCCTGAGGGCGGAGAGGATGAGTTGACTAGCGAGATTGTAACCTTACTGCTTAAAAACGTTATTAAGCGGAGCAAGGCTGAGAATATGCTTTCAGAGGCTTTTGAGACTTGCATAACTGCCCGGGGTAAGTCTTTCATCGAGCCTTATGTTGATTATACCTATGATTTACTTAATGGTTCTCTTCAATTTAATGTCTTGGATGGATGGGAAGTAAGGCTCGATCCGAACTCGATTAAATACGACTTATCTGACGGCCGGTTTATGACTAAGGAGAAAAAGCTAACAAAAGAAGAGATTATTGAGCTATTCCCGGATAAAGAAAAAGATATTGAAAATGGTATCGGATTGCCCCTGGCTGATGATGAGGGCACTAAAGATGAGGACGATATTCTTGAAGCCGGCGAAGATTATCCTGATACAGAGGAAATGGACAAGGACCTTCCGGTCGAAGAGGATGAAAAGACCTATAAGTATCTCGAGTATTTTTATAAAAAGTATGCTACCCGGTATCTGGCTATAAGTGTTAAGAAGAATATTGCTAAATTCTTTCCGACTAAAAGACGCGCCCACAGGCATTTGGTTGGAGAGGAGAAAGAGTTACGGACTGGCGATAAGGTAATCGAGAAAAAAATACCTGAAATCTGGAAGGTTAGCTCAGTCGGTAAGGTGATTCTCGATGATAGCCTGTCTGACGGCTACCCTAATTGGCGAGGATTCCCTTTAATACCCCTATTTGGCTGGTATTCAGCCGTAGGTAAGCGAGTATTGAAACGAGAGGACTTAGCCTATCAAGGGATTGTTTCAGGCCTAAGAGATCCTCAGATGGAGAAAAACAAGCGCCGGAGTCAATCTCTGCATATCATCAATGTTATTGCTAACCGGGGATGGAAAGCCGAAGAGGGCTCTTGGGTTAATCCTGAACAAGTTAAGAAATTCGGAAGCACGCCTGGGGTTACTCTTTATTATAAAAAGGGCAAGGCAGAACCTAAGGAATTGCAGCCGGGAGGCGTTCCATCAGCCCATATTTACTTTGAAGAGAAGAGCGAAGAGGATATTAAGTTAATTTCCGGTATCAATCCGGATATGCTTTCGGTTGAGGACAAGACTACTTCCGGCCGGGCGATTGCTTTAAGACAAGCACAAGGCTTGAAGATACTTAAACCCTTGTTTGATAATCTTGCCTGGACTCAGGAGTTATTAGGCAAATACATAGTATCTCAGTTATCAGAGTTATTCACGGTCGATAAAGCTCTGAGAGTTTTAGGCGGCGAGTTCCTTGATAAGCATTTCCGTAGGAACGAAACCGATACTCCTGAGATTATAGCTGGGGCTGCCGGAGCTATGGTACAGCAAATACTCAATGATCCTGATTTATGCAATTACGACATAAGTATAGGTCAAGGCCTTGAAAGCCCAACTGAAAGGTACGCGCAATATTCCGGCCTTATGGAATTAGCTGAGAAGGGCATACCAATACCTCCTCAGATTTTAATAGAATACTCGGACATACCCGAGAGTGCAAAAAAAGAGATTCTAGCCGCTTTAGCAGAAGCGCAAACACCTGAACCGGAAGCAGGCAAAAGAACTTCCGCAAAGAAAAGGAGACAATATGCCAGAAGATAACAGACCGATTCCCGAAGAAGCAACACCAGAAGAGAATAGTTTTATAGAAGATTTAGGTTTAGATACCGAAGAGCCAACCGGGGAACCAACAGGGGAGCCGGAGAAGAAAGAAAAAAAAGAAGAGAAAGAGACTCCGGAAGAGCCAGAGACTCCAGAGGAAGAATCTGAAACGCCCAAGGAAGAGTCAGAAGAAGAACCTGAGGAGGAGTCAGAAGAAACCCCCGAGGAAGAACCAGAAGAGGGCGACGACGATGAGCCTTTTAAGGATTTAACTAAGGAAGAGGTTGAAAAACTCCCTAAGGACGCTAAAGGTCTTTATTATGCTCACAAGAAAATGAAAAAGAGAGCGCAGGCCGCCGAAGCCGAGCGCGATTGGCTTAAATTGCAAAAGAAGTATGGCCCAAAGGATAAAACAGAAATTAAGCCAGAGGACGAAGAAAAGTTAGACCTTGAAGAAGGCGAAACTGTAGAGGATATTTTAAAAGATAAAGTTGATGATGATTTGCTTAGCGTTGGCGAACAAAAAAGGATAAAGGCAGCCGAGGCTAGAGAAGCAAGGAATCAAAAGAAAATACAACAGAGAGACGCCAGTAAAAATATGAGCGCTCAAGATAAGGCTGTTCAAAAGATGGATGAATTTGAAACGGCCTTTAGAAAGACTCATTCGGATTATGACGAAATGCTTAATATATTCGGACAAGTTGTTAAAGAATTTCCGGCCTTGCAATTCGAAATAATCGCCGAGTTAAAACGGGCAGACGGCGATCCCGCGAAAAGGGTCTATGAGATTGGTCAGAAGTTTAAAGGAATGTATGCCGCTAAGAAAAACCCGGCCGATGGCAAGCCGCCAAAGGATGTTAAACGCATCCTTAAAAATGCCAACAAGAAAACTCCGAGCGGTAGTGTTTCCGGAAGCAGCGTAACTAACGAAGCATTGGAGGAAATGGAAGGTGAGGAATTAGAAAAAACTTTAAGCGCAATGCCTATGTCCAAATATATGAAAGTACCTCGCAAGATCAGGAATAAGGCATTGAGGTAAGTTATTAGCAATTAAGGAGGAAAAATGGGTAATACTGGTTCAATAAGTGCGATGAGATCCCAATTATGGCAGCGCCAGACCTTGATAGATGCGATCGAAGAAATATTTTTTAAGCAAAACGGTATGATGTCTGCTAATCGGGCAGCTCCGGCCCCGATTTTCTTGAAGCCGGATTTTAAGACCAAGAAAGGTTCTAAGGTTACTATTCCGTTGATCATCAAGCTAAGCGGAGAAGGTAGAGATGGAGACGATGAACAGGAAGGCAACGAGGAAGAAGCAACGACCTATAGCCAGGATATTGAAATCAATCAAAAACGTAATGCGGTCAGGCTTCAAGGTGAAATGGACGAGCAGAAGAATGAAATCAATATGCGGCCTGAGGCAAGGCGTTTGTTGGGAGAGTGGCAGTCTGAGATTATGACTAAAGAGTTTTTCAGAAAAGGCGGAGGAATCGTAGCTTACACTTTCTCGAATACTCCGGTTGCTCCTAGTTCGACTCGGGTTATTTACGGTGGAAATGCAACTGAGGATGCCGATATTGACAGCGCCGATAAAATGACCCTATCTTTGCTTTTCAAAATCAGCAATACAATTATGACTTTGACTCCTAAGATCAGGCCTATTAAGTATAAAGGAAAATCCTACTATCTTATGTTAATTCATCCGAATCAGAGGTATGACTTAATGCAGGATGATAGTTACCTTACCTTGCAGAAAGATGCCGGATTAAGAGGTTTGGGTAATCCTTTATTCTCGGGGGCCGATGCGATAGTCGATAATCTCATTATCCATACTCATAATTACGTGCCTACTTTTTCAACCTGGGGATCTACTTCTGATCAGCCGGGAGCTAGAGCATTGGTTATGGGAGCACAGGCTCTAGTTTTGGCCTTAGGTAAAGAGGGTAAGTGGGTTGAGAAATCTTTTGATTATGACAACAAGTGGGCTATTTGTACCGGCGCTATCTGGGGAGTTCAGAAAACTATTTTTAATAGTGTTGATCACGCAATCGTAGCGATTGATACTTACGCGACCAGTCTATAATTTATTGATAGGGGGGCTGAATAGGCTCCCCTTGATTGTTTAACTAGAGGAGGTTTTAAAATGAGTTATGGTCAAACCGAGTTAGGTAGATTTGGCACCCCTGGTGGAGATATTCTTTTGGTTGTAGATGTATCTCCAGATGCGGCAATCGGGAATATCACTATTACTGATGTGGATTATGCGTACCCGATAGGAGTTGTGGGTTTGATCGAAGATCCAGACGCAGTAACCGATCACGCCACAGTTCAAGCATTGAAAAACTCATCGACGAATAATCAGATTGATTTGAAGTTATGGGCTTCTCCGAATGTAGCGGCGGCCACTTTTAAAGATTTCCGCTTGTTGGTTCTTTGCAAAGATACGGCGATATAATTTATGAAATTCAGGCACTCTCGCCTGTAAACAAAAGGAGAGATTAAGATGGAAGAAGAGAAAAAGACGATGGAAATAGTTTATCTTGG